AGCAAAGAAAGCTGAACTCAAGGCTGAAGCCTTGAAGAAAGAGGCTAAAGCCTCTGAAGCCAAGCCAAAGGTGGCTTCGAAGAAGCCAACTCAAGGTCAACGTTTGTCTTCCTTGGAAGACAAGATTGAGGCTCTCACCGCAGTGCTCGCCCTGCACATGGAGTCTACGACTCAGCCTTCTCCTTCCAACGAAGTTGGACTTGACGGCCTCCCTTTCTAATCCTTTAGGATTAGTCTACCCTTCTAATCCTTTAGGATTAGTTTAATTGTTTCACCTTAATTCATTGAAAATGAACTACTTAGTTTCTGACCTTGATGTCGAAGACATCAGCCAAATCACCATTTCCTACCCGCAGGACGCGACGATCGACTCCGCGACCTTCAGCGAAGCTGTCGCTTTT